CAAAGCATGAACTATAACGGACAACTTATCCAAGCGCAAATCTTACGAGACTGCGTTGGTAAGAGTCGTAAAAGTTCCCCTTGGGACCGCCTATTGGTAGTCCTGGGAAACCCACAACCGGTAGATAGGAGCAATCGCCTCTTCTACCACATGCCCTCTGGAAGTCTCTTATCAGAGACCTACAAAGGTAAATCTTTAGCATCTCAAAAATGGGATCCAAAGACAAGATATTTTTCGACTAGACAACAGTCTGGTCTATATAATATTCTAACAGGGGCCATTGGTATGACCCCAAGGAATGCACGTGTGCTGGTATCCCGGCCCATCATGCATTTCAAAAGAATCGAAGAATTCATATCTGGATTCGTAGATTCTCTCTGGCTCGCCAACGAACAGGTATTCCTGGAAGGTTCTCAAGATCTATTGATCATTAGGGGCGTCGTTAGAGCCATTTTCTACGTTGGGACTAGTAATCTGGTCCTACTAGTAGATTGGTGGAAGGAATGGGGAAATTTCCTATTCCATACACTAGCTGAGACAACCACAATAGGGGTTCTCTCAGAACCTGCGAAGAACAATATTTTTCGTAGGTTAGACAAGATACCTTACATTAGTAGGGTATATTGTGGAGATAAAGATATGTTGCTAATGCAACATGTCTCCCATCTTATATCCAGTCGGCAGATGCCATATATGGGATCTGCGACAGAGGATAAAGCCAGGTTGAAGTTCAAAGATGTCCTTCAATCGGATTTTAAACCTTCAGAGAAACTGATGTTTCAGTTACGTCTGTCGGCACGCCGTATCGGGGGGATCTGTAGATCCATCCGTAAAACGGTAAATCCGGGTTCTGCTCATCTATCGGTGACCAGCTCCGGAGAATACAACCATTCGATCGCTACTGGCGGTCAAGCAATGGCTGTGACGGAGGCCCTTAGAAGAATACTTTTAGAGGTGCCTCTGGTAACAAAGGATGTAATAACGCCCTTTGGTAGGGCAAGGTTTATGAGTGGAATACCACTTTGGAAAACCTTGTTTAGAAAAGTCCCCATCGTACCCGAAGTGGACTTTTTACAGGAATGGTACTTAGTAAAGGACCAACCTGGGAAACTCCGGGGGCTTGATGAAGCTTCCGGAGTTCAAATTCTGTATGTGGCTTGGAGAGAACTCCAACCCACACCAGCATTACGTGCAGAAGTTGTCCCAGAAATGGGCAACAAGGCACGTTTCGTCACATTATCAGAATACTGGTTAAATGTGATTCAAGCTCCATTGAGTCATCTATTGATTGACGCAATGAAGTATCATCCTTCCGTCTTCTCAAGCTTTCACCGACAGGATCAAGCATGGGAGGCTGTGAAGGGAATGTGCCGAAAAAAGGAGCTATCGCTCCCTCCGGGACATGCAATGCTTAGTAGTGACCTAAAGGACGCTACTAACGCACAACAGTGGAGGTTAACTGTTGCTATCCTCCGCGGTTTCATTGCCGGATATGGACTATCGTTCAGACCGGAATACGTGGACCTAGTTCTTGGTACTATTGGACCAAGACTAGTTTTATTCTCAGATAGTACTAGTGTACTATCCAAGGTAGGGATCATGATGGGTGAAGCTATTGCCAAACCATCGTTGACTCTACTCAATCTATCGATTGAGGAACTTTCATACCTAGACTACAATCGTAGGCTAGATCTGCTAATGTACGAAGGACCCTCACCAGAGAGTCCTTGGAGGTACATTCACATAGGGGGAGACGACCATCTAGCGATGGGACCTATTCCCTATCTAAATCTGATCACAGATTATCATCTTAGATCAGGTTCACACATATCTCCTGGACAACATGGTTATTCGAGGATCTGTGTCAAATATACTGAGAGGTTGTTAAATCTAACAAACCTTAAGTATAAACAACCTTTTAACGGAGAAGACTACAGTCATTCAATTATTATTGACTCCGTGAAGGTAAGACTCCTTGAAAGAGGTCTATCGACCATGCTCAAGAAGGATAACAAAAATGTTGCGATTGGTAAATCACAACAGATTGGTGGATGTCTTGAATGGTTACCTAACGATGACCGATTCTGGACATACGATAAGAAGGCAAGTATACGAGCCTTGTTTATCGAGCGCATGGGACATTTACTTCCTCGACAGAGTGTAAATCCCCGTGCTTTTGCCGCGGTACACCTACCTAGTAAGATAGGTGGTTACGGTTTAGGTTTTAAGGATGAACTACAAAAGTGGTTGTACCTTTCACCTGAACCTCATCAATGGCTAATAGCCAAAGCAGCGATGGGGTTAAATGTTAAGGAAGATCTGAAAATATTCAGAAAACTTAACAGTAACACTAGTGTTCGAGGAGTCGAAAGAATCCTCGAATACCAGCAAGAAATCATTGATAGGTTGAGTGATTACCCAACCTACATCAATGCAATCTCCTGGTGGGAACTGAAATCTCAATTTCCATCGGAGAATCAAAACGCCAAATTCACTATCGCGAAGGCGGCGGATGCGGGAATTCTCTCTATCGAGGAATTCGCGAAAAGAGTTACTAGAGGAAATCTCTTCCAGGAGCTCTTACTTGGTAAAAAGGACCTAACGGTCTTTAACACCAATAAATACGTAGATACATATAAGAAACTTGTATGGCCCTACTGTGAAAAAGAAGGATTTTCCGATTGGGAAATCCCCTTACTTACCACCAAGGAGATTGCTGTAGCGATCGACGAAATGGTTCCCACGTGGTATTTTGATACTAATCAAATTACCACATTCGATATAGGTACCATTGACCCGGATACGGGTGAAGAAACCTATGAATTTGTGGACGGAACATACACTAGTATGTTTACCAAGGGACTACCGTCCCTTAGTATTCCAACCTATAGGCTAGGAATCAGGTCTGATTAGATCTGACCTAGTTTGGTATTGGTAAACGGATTATTATCCATTTACCTCTACAGGCCTAATGCTATTTTTATAAAGATAGCGTTCGGCTATGGCTTGAGCTTTCTTTGGGTATCCCGAAGGAGGCCAGGA